TGAATTTCTCAAAGCATTAGGCGTAGATTGGGAAAAAGATCCTAATTCAGACAATACTCCTAAACGAGTAGCAAAGGCATATGTTAATGATTTATGGAAAGGTCGTTATGAGCCGATGTCAGACATTACTTCATTTCCAAGTGATGGTTATGATGGTATTGTTCAAGAGAGCGGCATCCCATTAACTTCAATGTGTAGTCACCATCATGAAACAATCATGGGTGTAGTTAGTATTGCTTATATACCATCAGCTGACGGACAAGTTGTAGGGTTATCAAAACTAAACCGAGTAGTAGAACACTTTGGTAGACGCGGATCGATACAAGAACAATTAACAGTAGCTATACATCACGCAGTAGATGAGTTATGTATCGGCAACCGCGGAGTGGCTGTAATGATAAATGCAACACATAATTGTGTACAATGTAGAGGTGTTAAACATAAAGGAGCATCTATGCAAACCGCAAAATTATCTGGTGCGTTTATGGAAGACGCAGCCGCGCGAGCTGAGTTCTATAAAAATATCGATATTGCAGGTACATGTAATCATTAAGTCACCACCACCATTAATATTTTTTTGATGATAACTACATATTTATATTAAAAGGATATATATGGTGGTATGTGAAATTTGTAAAAAAGAATTCAAGCGTATTTCAAATACTCATTTGAAACAACATAATATAACATGTAATGAGTATATGGAAATGTATCCTAATGCAGAAATGGTTGATTTTGATTTAAGAAAACAAATATCATTAGCATCATTAGGTAAAACATATGAACAGCGTTATGGTATTGAAACTGCTGAAAAGTTACGAGAACAACGTAAAGCTGATGCTAAAAAACAATTTTCCGATATCGAACAACGTCGTATAAGATTTAATTCCAATTGGAAAGGATTCGGAGATCTATCAGGAGATCATTGGCGTCGAATACAACATGGTGCTAATAGTAGAAATTTAGAATTAGATATTACAATTGAAGATGCGTGGAATAAATATTTACAACAAAATGGTAGATGTGCGATATCAGGAATTGATATTACATTACGCGGACAAGAAATAGGATACACATTGCAAATTCTTACATGGATATGCAGTATCATTTCGTGTATGGTTCGAAGGCGAATTAGATCATCGCAATTGGGTATTTGACTTTGGCGGTATGAAACGAGCTACAACGAAAATTCAAGGAATGAATCCTAAAGATTACTTTGCGTGGTTATTAGATCATACTACAATTGTCGCATTAGATGATCCATATTTACCACAATTTAAACAAATGTATGAAGATGGTATTATTCAATTACGAATTTTAAAAGATGTCGGTTGTGAAAAGTTTGCAGAACATTTATACACTGTAATCAATGAATTCTTAAAACAAGAAACTAACGGTAGAGTTAAAGCTACTAAAGTAGAAGTATATGAACACGAAAGAAACTCCGCAAGCTATGAAGGTTAATGAACAATATTTATCGATATATGAATATACAGGTAAATCTGCTACCCTTAATAATATAGGGCGAGAAGTAAATGAAGCTGCACAAAAGGCAAATATTAAAGTTATTTGGCGTGATTTGCCAGAAGGCAGTCAACGAGAAAACTACAAACAAATTGCAACCTATCCTAAGACATTCTTAGATAAGCACTTTGGCAATGATGTAGAATATACACTCATTGATGCTGCAACTATTAATATGATATACAATCGATTAACTGCATTAGAAGATAAAGTTGACCAATTAATATATACAAAATTAGATCATGTCAATACCGATGATGATGAATTACCTTTTTGAGCCCGTTATGAAACCAGGAAGAATTACAGATTACGAAAAAACATTACCAATAGTAGAATTGTACAGATGCGTGCAATCAGAAGGCAGTCGATTTGGTCGCCCTACTATTGCAGTTAGAACTACAGGTTGCACTCATCGTTGCTATTTTGGTGAAGGCGGTTGGTGCGATAGCTGGTACACAAGTATACATCCAGAAAAAGGTACCTTTTGCTTCAATGACATTATCAAGATATATGATGAAAATCCACATATCACGGAAATGATGTTGACAGGTGGTTCTCCGACCATGCATCCTGCATTAGTAAATGAATTAACGCATTTTGCTCATGAAAGAGGTATTCTTATAACTATTGAGACTGAAGGCTCGCATTTTATTGAAACTGATCATCGTATTGGTCTTATATCTCTTAGCCCTAAGTTCGATAATAGCGTTCCTGTAGTTGGAGTAGCAACACCACAAGGTACTATTACAGATGAGAAAATGATTCGTCAACATAATAAGCATCGTCTCAATCATGAAGCTATTCGTAAAACATTAGAATATCATTTAGATTATCATTACAAACCAGTTTGGGATGGCACTGCATATAATTTAGAAGAAATTGAAGAATTTAGGGTGTTACATAATATTCCAAAATGCAAGACATTTATTATGCCAGCTGGCGATACCCGAGAAGAATTAATAAAAATGTATCCAATTGTATTTGATATGTGTGCTGAAAAAGGTTATAACATGACAGGAAGAGATCATATCATTGCATTTGACACTAAACGAGGAGTATAAATGATTTGGACAGTAACAACGACATTTGGTGATGTCAACATAAATTATATCGTAAAATGAAACAGATATTATACTTTACAGCAACATGGTGCGGCCCATGTAAAATTCTAAAGCCGAAAATTCAAGCAATGCAAAGTCAATTACCAATAACTATCCTGGATGTTGATTCAAATGCAGAAGCAGTTGGTAAATATTCAATCCGCAATGTTCCTACTATCATCGTCGCTAAAAACGGCACCGAAGTAGGTCGTTTGATTGGAAATAACATTACACAAGAACGAATTGTAGAATTATATAATAGATAAAAAAGGAATAAGTTATGAATTGGATGCCAATTGGTGATCAGGTTTTGATCAAAGTAGAAAAAGTTTCAGAAAAAACTAAAAGTGGTATTATTTTAGTAGATCGCGATATGAACTTTACTAAAGGTACTGTTGTAGCAACAGGACAAGGGTTATTTACACAAACGGGAGATCGCATCCCGATGACAGTAAAAACAGGTGATGAAGTATTTGTATACAAATCAAATTTAGGAGAAAACAAAAGTATTATTCTAGATGACACAGATTACATGTTGATTCGAGAATCTGAAATTGGGCTTGTAAATTCAACACGATGATAGAAGCATTAGGTTGGATTAGCACTTTATTAGTATTAATAGGATACATACTCAATGCTAAATGTTTTAGAACACCAGCTATGATAGCTTGGATTGTTGGAGACATTGGATGGATAACATATGATATCTATATAGACAATTTTAGTCATTTAGCATTGAGTGCTATCATTATTTCAATTAATTTATTCGGAATATACGAAACATGGAAAAAATCATCACAAAAGAACAAATACAAGACCGAGTTCAACAATTAGCAGAAACAATATCGTTGGATCATGTAGAATCTAACAATGCATTGCCTCCGGTGATGATTTGTGTATTAAATGGAGCATTGCATTTCTTTTCAGATCTAACTAGATCGATGTCAATTCATTGTGAAATTGAATGCATTCGTTTAAAATCATATGAAGGTCAAGATAATAGTGGCGGCGTTAAAATAATCAAAGACATTGAATTAGATTTGCAAGGCAAACGAGTTTATATTGTAGATGATATTTTAGATACAGGTGCTACTATGTTTGAAGCATTACATATGGTTAATTCACGCAGAGCAGCAGATGTAAAGGTTGTAACATTGCTTAAAAGAAAATCTAGTCCACTTATGACAGATTTTTATGCATTTGAAATTGAAAATCAATTTGTTGTTGGATATGGGCTTGACGACAATGGAATTAAAAGAGAATTGCCAGATATTTACAGTATTAGTTAATTGGATACGATAGATATTTATAATAAAGGATCATTATGATTATCTATAAAACAACTAATTTAGTTAATGGAAAATTTTATATAGGACAAGATTCTAAGAATAATCCAGAATATTTAGGTAGTGGACTTTTATTAAATAAAGCAATTGAAAAATATGGTCGTGAGAATTTTCTTAAAGAGGTTGTAGAACAATGCAATTCAAAAGAAGAATTAAATTCTCGCGAAATATTTTGGATTTCTGAATTAAAACCTTTATATAATATAGCAAAGGGTGGTATTGGCGGAGATACAAGATATAAATTTACTCAAGATCAATATGATCAGTGGATTTTTAAGAAAAAACAAAATGTTAAAGGAGGTATGCCAATTGGTTATAAATGGGATCATCCTAGCCCTTTAAAAGGTAAAAAGCGAAAAGGCGGCACTCCGTGGCTGTGCGGCGATTTAAACCCAGCAAAACGATTAGAAGTTAGGGAAAAAATAAGTAAATCTAAACTTGGAAAATTTCGTCCTACCGAGCAATGTATACATTGCGGATTAATCGCGCAAAAAACTAATATAATTCGTTGGCATAACGAAAAATGTAAATTTAAAACAAAAGAATAACATGTATCAGGCGGTGGCATACGATAAAAAGAATGGTATCATGCACGTATGGGATGATGAGTTAGGACATCAAAAGTTTCCATTTCAACCATATGCATATTTACCAGATTCAAACGGACAATACAAATCATTAGATGGTGCAGTGTTAAATCGA